GGGGCGAGAGCCTCTGAAAAATGAGCAAAAAGCCCGTAAGGGGTGTGGTAATTGCAAAAAATCAAAGAAAACCAAAAAAGATGAAAGGAAGCAACGAAACATGAAAGAAAATCAAAAACTCAAAATCGAATACGTCGGTATAGACGAAATCAAACCATACAAAAACAACGCAAAGAAACATCCACCAGAGCAGATAGAACAAATAAAGAATTCAATCAAGAAGTTCGGGATGGATGATCCGATAGGAATCTGGAAAGACGAAATCGTAGAGGGACACGGCAGATTGATAGCGTGCAAAGAGCTAGGATTTACAGAAGTGCCAATAATCAGATTGGATCATTTGAATGACGAGGAAAGAAGAGCCTACACGTTAGCACATAACCAGCTAACAATGAATAGCGACTTCGATCTAGACATCCTAAACGACGAGCTGTTCAGTTTCAAGAACATAGACATGAGCGAGCTAGGATTTGAAATTGATCCACAAATAAACGAGAAAGAAGTGGTGGAGGATGAGTACGAGGTAGAAGTTCCAGAAGAGCCAAGAGCGAAACTAGGCGACATCTACCAGCTAGGGAATCACAGATTAATGTGTGGCGACAGCACCAAAGAAAAAGACGTCGACAAATTAATCAACAGCGACGAGGAAATCATAGATACAGTTTTTACAGATCCACCTTACAACGTAAATCTAAGCGACATCAACAAAGCCAAACTTAATTATTCGCCAACCAGATACAAAGGCGCAAACACAGACGCAATCGAAAACGACTACATGGCAGACGGAGAATTTATAGAATTCTTAACAGAAGCATTCACAAACATGAATAAATATCTAAAGAAAGGGCGCGCGTTTTATATCTGGCATAGTTCGACGGAAAACTTTTCATTTCAACAGGCAATGAGAAACATGGGCTGGCAGCTAAGACAAATCCTAATCTGGAACAAGAGCAGCCTATGCCTAGGATTATCTGATTATCAATGGAAACACGAGCCGTGCTTTTACGGGTGGAAAGACGGAGCAGCGCATTACTTCATACACGATAGAAAGCAAAGCACCGTATGGGAAGACGAGCTAGACTTTGACAAGATGAAAAAAGACGACATGAGAAAACTTCTGGAGGAAATATTTTCTGACAAAGTTCCAACAACAGTAATAAACGAACACAAACCACTAAAAGCAGACTTACATCCGACAATGAAACCACTAAAGCTGTGCGCAAATTTAATCAAGAACAGCACGAAGCCAAACGAGAACGTTCTGGACTTGTTCGGAGGTTCAGGATCAACTTTGATGGCTTGCGAGCAGCTAGACAGAAACTGCTACATGATGGAATACGATCCGAAATACGTAGACGTCATAATCGACAGGTGGGAAACATTCACAGGAAGAAAGGCAGAAAAGATAGAATGATAGTACTTGAATTATTCGCAGGAACCAGATCAATAAGTAAAGCATTCGAAAAAAAAGGACATCAGACATACAGCATAGAATGGAATCAAAACTTCCCTAACATAGATATCTATGACGACATCAATAACATAACAGCAAAAGACATCATAAAACTATGCAACGGAGTTCCTGACGTAATCTGGGCAAGCCCAGACTGCACTACTTATTCGGTAGCCGGAATATCACATCACAGAAAAAAGACAAAAGGAATATCTAATCTGGAACCAATAAGTGAATACGCAAAAATCTGTGATAACACCAACCTGCACGTTTTAAAATTAATAGCAGAATTAAAACCAAAGTACTACTTCATAGAAAATCCGAGGGGGGGGTTACGAAACATGGACTTCATGCAGGGTTTATATCGATACACGGTAACCTACTGCCAATACGGAGATACAAGAATGAAGCCAACGGACATATGGACAAACTATCCTAATCCAGAATTCAAAGAGCCGTGCAAGAACGGAGATAAATGCCACGAAGCAGCACCTAGAGGCAGCAAAACAGGAACACAGGGAATTACAGGAGCAATCGACAGAGCAGTAATTCCAGAGCAGCTGTGCGACTACATCGTGGAAATTTGCGAAAAAAAATAATGGGAAAGGTAAAAGAATATGAATAAATTATTCAAAGGCGACTGCTTGGAAATCATGAAACAAATACCAGACGAAAGTATCGATTTAATCGTAACAGATCCACCATACAGAACAACATCCAGAGGTTCAAGTGGAACAATGGGTGGATACTGGAAAGAACAAAAAGCAAAGAAAGGTCTAATCTTTGATTACAATCAAATATCATGCAAAGAATACATCCCAGAATTTTATAGAATTTTAAAAGAAAAAACGCATTGCTACATCATGTGCAATAACACAAACCTGCAGGAGATGATAAACACAGTAACAGCTGCAGGTTTTAATTTCGTAAAAAGCCTAATCTGGGAAAAGGGAAATAAAATCTGTGGCAGATATTACATGGGCTGCTTTGAATACATCCTACTCTTCAGAAAGGGAGGAGAAAGACCAATAAACAACTGTGGAACACCTGACATTTTAAAAATACCAATCAGGAAACTAAAAGACGAAAACAACAAGAACTTACATGACACAGAGAAGCCGGTAGATTTGAATAAAATCTTAATAGAAAATTCAAGCCAAGCAGGAGATAAGGTTCTGGATCCGTTCATGGGAATAGGAAGTACAGGAGTAGCAGCAAAAGAAACAAATCGAAACTTTATAGGAATAGAAATAGACGACAAGTACTATCAAATAGCAAAATCAAGAATAGAAAAATGAGGAGGAAAAGCAATGATAGAAAAAGTAAATCCAAGCCACCCAGACAAAGTGGCTGACAGAATAGCTGGAGCATTAGTAGACCTAGCATACACAAAGAACGAAAGACCAAAGATAGCCGTGGAGGTTTTAATAGGACACGGCGCATGTCATATAATCGCAGAAACAAGCGAAGCAATAACACCAGAAGAGGTTCAACCAATCGTAGAAAGAATAGCAGGAAAGATGGAAATTGATCTAGTGGTAGTACCACAGGACAAACACCTATCACAAAACCAAAGCGAAGAGATACGCTGTGGCGATAACGGAATCTTTAAAGGCGTACCTTTAACAATCCAAGACGTGCTAATCAGCGTGATAGCAAGAAACATCTACGACAGATACAAATGCGACGGGAAATACATCCTAAACAAAGACAAGCTAATCATATGCCAAAGTAACGCACCAGCCGAAAAAATAAAAGAACAATTCAGCGACATAAAACCAGAAGTGATAGTCAATCCAATAGGCGACTGGACAGGTGGAACAGAAGTAGATTCAGGAGCAACAAATAGAAAACTTGGATCCGACATGGCGCAATCCGTAACAGGAGGAGGGCTACACGGAAAAGACCTATCCAAAGCCGACGTGTCAGTAAACATCTACGCATTTTTAAAAGCACAAGAAACAGGAGAAACAGTAGAACTAAGCTGCGCAATCGGAGATAAGGAAATAGACGGAAAGCCATACAGCGAAATAGTAGAGATAGCAAAAGAGTACATCCAAAGAACAGGTGGCTTCGAGAAGTTCGCAGAATGGGGATTATTCTAATGAAGATATCATTAACAGAAAAACAAAAAGACCAGCTACGAGAACTAGGATTCGAAGAGAAAGACATGACACCAGAAACACTGGTAAACATCAAGATGTACCAAGAAGCCCTAAAGGGAAGCGTAAGCGCAGCAAACGCAATCAAGAACGTACTCAATCAGGGCAGCGAAGACAAAGAGGAATCAATAGAAGACCTTTCAAAAGAAGTAGCAGCAGAAGAGAAAAAAATAATCAAGACGCTGGATGGACTATCAAATCAGGTTCTGGAAATCAACAAAGAATTAATTCATAATGTCGCATTCCAGAGCGTACAGCTAAGACACCTATCAAATTACATCGCCATACACGGCGTAAAAGAAAAATACAAAAATGGCAATAACCAATGGGGCTGGAAAGACAGAACTGAAGTAAAGACATACAACAACATGATGAAGAGCTATCAGAGCTGCATGAAGCAGTTAAACGACCTGCTAGCAAATAACTACATCGGGAACAGCAGCTTCGAAGACGACGACCTAAGCGACTAATGACATACATAGAACAATACAACAAGTGGATCAAAGAGAATCCGAATAAGGTAGGAAAGAAAGTCAAACAGATTTATAACAAACTGGAGCAGGATCTAAAAGAACCGAGGACAGTAAAATTCGTAAATAAAGAAACAGGAGAAACAGAAACACACACATACGTATTCGATGAAAAGAAAGCCCACAGACCGATAAACTTCGCAGAAAGATACTGCAGACAAAGCAAAGGGCAATGGAACGGACAATTACTAAGACTTGAATTATTCCAGAAAGCAATGCTAGAAGCAGCGTTCGGATTCGTAGATCAAGAAACAGGAAACAGGAAATACAGGAAAGTAATCTTCTTCGTAGCAAGAAAAAACGGAAAGTCAGTTCTGGACAGCGCCATAGCCACATACATGCTAACAAAAGACAACGAGGGAGGTGCCGAGGTTTATTCGGTAGCCACAAAAAGAGATCAATCAAAAATAGTCTGGGAAGAATCCAAAAAAATGATAAATAAATCGCCAGACTTAAAGAGATCAATCCGATGCTTAATCGGGGGGATTTACTACGACAAAACAGATTCATTCTTCAGAGCGCTAGCAGCAGATAGCAATTCGCTAGACGGACTAAACAGCCACCTAGTAATAGCAGACGAGGTACACGCATGGAAAGACAAAAATCTGCTAGACGTCATGTACGACAGCATGAGTGCCAGAACGCAGCCGATGCTTTTTGAAACATCCACAATGGGAACCGTAAGACAGAACGTCTTCGACATCGAGTACGAATACGCAGCACAGGTAATAGACGGAACAATCGAGGATGAAACATTGCTGCCTATCATTTACGAATTAGACGACGAAAAAGAATGGATCAACGAGGAGTGCTGGTACAAAGCAAACCCAGCACTAGGAAAGATAAAATCAATCAAGACACTAAGGGAGAAAGTGGAAAGAGCGAAAGCCAATCCAATAGAATTAGTAAATTTACTTTGTAAAGATTTCAACGTAAGACAAAACACGATCAACGCATGGCTAACATTCGAAGACCTAAACAACGAGGAAATCTACACAGATTGGAAAGATTGCTATTGTATCGGGGGCTGCGATTTATCATCCACAACAGACCTTACATGCGCAACAATCCTAGGCGTAGTAAACAAGAAAATCAGAATTAAACAAATGTACTGGATCCCAGCAAATCTGCTGGAGAAAAAAGTCATAGACGACAAGATACCATACGACAAATGGCTAAAAGCAGGATGGCTAAGGCTATCCGGAGATAGCAAAATCGACTACCACGACGTAACGAAGTGGTTTCTGGAGGAGGTTCAACAGAACGACCTAAGACCACTATGGGTAGGATACGATTCATGGAACGCCCAATTCTGGTGCGACGAAATGACATCCGAGGGTTTCACAATGCAGGAGGTACGACAGGGATACAAAACAGAATCAGCACCACTAAAACAAATGAAAGCTGACCTGATCGACAAGAAGATAAATTACAACAACAATCCAATTTTGAAGTGGAATCTTTCAAACGTAGTGGTAAAGGTAGACGACAACGAGAACATAATGCTATCAAAAGAGAAAGCAAGACAAAGGATAGACGGAGCAGCAAGTCTAATGGATGCATACGTAATTTACATAAACAGACAACAGGAATATCTAAATTACATCAACGAGGAGGTATAAGATGGAAAAAAGAAGCTTATTCAGTAGAATATTTGGAAACAACAATAGTACAAGAAACCCAGAACAAGCGACAGAAGTAAAAATTCTGGATGACCGAAAAGCAGAATTCACGCCATACAAAGGTGACTTCAGAAACGATGCAGACGTAAGAGCGTGCGTAGACGCCATAGCCAGAAACGGAGCCAAGATGCACCCTCGACATATCAGAAACAGCGACAAAGGAATGCAAAATCTAAAGGGCAGCCTTTACAGGATCCTAGCAAAGCAACCGAACGAATTACAAAACGCATATCAATTTTACTATCAGGTAATCACAAACCTAGAGCTTTACAACGATTCGTTCGTTTACATCCAAAGAGATCTAAAAACAAATAAAGTAACAGGATTATACCCGTTAGATTTCTCAGAGGGGAAACTTTACGAGTACCAAGATAAAATCTGGGTAAAGTTTAAATTCGGCAGAAGCAAAGAAAGGTTCGTTCCATACGACAGCTGCATACACCTAACAAGATACGTAGGAGAAGACGGCTTATTCGGAGGAAAAACAACTCCAATAATAAAAATCTTATCAATGAAGCATATCATGGATGAGGGAATGATAAACGCAATCAAAACGACACAAAGCATACGAGGAATAGTAAAATCCACAAAGGCAATGCTTAAACCAGAAGACGTCAAGAAGATGAGGGATCAATTCGTAGACGATTTTATAAAGGACAGAAACAGAAGTGGTATCGGTGGATTAGACGCAACAACAGAATTCACACCAGTAAAGATAGAACCAACAACAGCAAATGAAAATCAAATCAAGATCGTAGACGACAAGCTTTTGTCTTACTTTGGAATTAACGAACACATAATCCAATCAAAGTACACAGAAGACGAGTGGAACGCTTTCTACGAATCAGTACTGGAACCAATCGGACTACAAATGAGCCAAGAGTTCAGTAATAAATTATTTACAGCAACAGAGAAGTACTTCGGAAACGAAATCATATTCGAAAGCAACGCATTACAATACGCTTCCAACAGCACTAAAATACAATTGCTAAGGTTCGGAACAAACATCATGACACAAAACGAACTAAGAGAAGTATTCAACCTAGCGCCAAGAGATGGTGGCGACGTAATCCTAATAGATCAGAACCACCAAGTACTAGATCAGGAAGAGAATCCAGAAGCCGAACCAGATCCAGAAACAGAACCAGAAAACCAAGAGGAGGGAAACAATGAAGAATAAAGAGATAAGAAAACTAGACATTCAATTCAGAGCAGAAGACACAGAAGATGGAAAAATGGAAATCAAAGGATACGCAGCCGTATTCAATAGCCCAGAAACATACGAATACACAGAAGTAATCGATTCAGGAGCATTCGACGAAACAGACATGAGCGACGTAGTTCTTCGTTACAATCACAACGACAGCTTCATGGTACTAGCAAGAACAAGAAACAAATCATTACAACTAGACGTAGACGACAAAGGACTAATGATAGACGCCGTATTACAAGACGACATCACAGAACACAAAAACATTTATAACGCAATCAAGAGTGGGCTAATTGATAAGCAATCATTCGCGTTCACAGTAGAAGAGGATCAATACGACTACGACACAGATACCAGAACCATAACAAAGATAGGAAAGTTATTCGACGTATCCGTAGTAGATCAACCTTTCTACAACGCAACAGACGTATCAGTAGCTAGAGATTTAAATAACGCTGAGTTCTTAGAAAGAAGAGAAAACATCAGGAAAGAAACAGAAGAGAAAAAAGCCGAAGAGGAAAGACAAAAGAACTTACAAGAAGCAAAAAATAAATTATTTGAAATTTTAGATTAATACGCCGACGGAGAAACATCTGGAGAGATCTTTCTTTGTTTCTGGAGAGAAACTAAAGCGTTTTAATAGACAGCCGGAGGGCTGACTTATTCGGAAATTAGGAAGCCGATCCAAAAGAACTAAGAGTAGAGGATAGGAGGTCAACATGACTAGAAAAGAAGAGATCGAAGCTCGCAAATTAGAGATAAGAGAAGAAGCAAAAGCTGCAGAAGAAGTAGAAAAAATAGAAGAACTTACAGCAGAAGCTGAAGCCTTAAATCAAGAAGAAGAGCAAATCAAAGAAGACGAAAAAAATGAAGAGGAAGCAAAAGAAGTAGAAGAAAAAAGTTTCTTAACAAAGGAAATCAATAAGGAGGAAAGAAAAACAATGGAAAAAGAAATGAGAAACACAAAAGAATACATCAACGCATTCGCAGAATTCATAAAAGGAAATGACAAAGAATTACGTGCATTAGTTACAACAGATGGATATCCTACAGGAAACAGCAACACAGTAGAAATTCCAGACATGGTATACGACATTGTAAAAACAGCATGGGAAAGAGAAAACCTAATATCAAGAGTTAGAACTTTATCAGTTAAAGGAAACTTAAAAGTTCAATTCGAAGTATCAGGAGATGCAGCAGCAATCCACACTGAGGGAAACGGAGCAGTATCAGAAGAAGAACTAATCCTAGGAGTAGTTACATTATTACCACAATCAATTAAGAAATGGATTTCAATATCAGATGAAGCCATGGACTTAAGAGGAGAAGCGTTCCTAGAATACATCTATGACGAATTAACATACAGAATAGCTAAAAAATGCGCTGACGTTTTAGTAGCAAAAATCGCAGCATTACCTCAATCATTAACAGCAAATGACGACGGAATCTACGACACAGTATCAGCAAACAAAATAACAGAAGCACCAGAAGTAGGAACTATCGCAAACGCAATAGCTAACTTAAGTGACGAAACAAGCGACATTACAGTAGTAATGAACAAATTAACATACGGAGTATTCAAACAAGCTCAATACAACGCAAACTACGCAGCAGACATCTTCGAGGGAGCTACAGTAGTATTCAATAACACATTACCAGCATACGGAACAGCAACAACAGGACAAGTATACGCAATTGTTGGTGATTTCAATCACGGAGCACTTGCTAACTTCCCAAACGGAGAAGACATCGAATTAAAATACGACGACAAGACATTAATGACAAGCGATCTAGTTCGTATCTTAGGTAGAAGATTCGTAGCAATCGAACCAGTAGCTGACAAATCATTCTGCTTAGTAGCAAAAGACGGAGAATAATCAGGAAAGAAAGAGGGTAGACTATGCTAGACGAAATCAAAAAAATACAGGGAATAAATCATAACGACTTCGATTCAACAATTAACATCTGGATCGAAGCTGCAGAATTAGACCTACAGGGTATCGGCATAGTCGATACAATGATAAGTAATCCAAACAGCCTAATCAAGAACGCAATCATTACATACGTGCTAAGTTTCCTAGACGTAGCAAATTCAGAATTATATTCTGCCAGTTATCAATTACAGAAAGACGTGCTAAGACACACATCTGAGTACATAACAGCAGAGGAAACTGAATAATGGAATACAGCGAAATAATTTACTTAATCCAAGAAACAAAGACAGAGGATGAGATAGGAAACGTGATCACATCCTCTGAAGTTTCAAATAAATGCTACGCCAAAAAGCAAAGTATCAGGACTAACGAGTTTTATTCAGCAGTAGAAGTAGGGCTAACACCAAGCGTAGAATTCGTAATCAAAAGACTAAACTACAACGGCGAAGAGGAGATAGAATGGAACGGAAAGCGATATCAAGTAATCAGGACAGTAGATCCGAAAAACAAATTCGATATCGTTTTAATTTGCGCCAGAAAGATAGGAATTACAACTCCGGCAGAATCAGAAAATGGCTAATAATTCAATCTTAGACATTAACAAGATCCTAGACAGCTACGCAAAAGAGATAGCGAAAGACGTTACAACAGACGCAGAAAACATAGCAAAAAAAGGCGTGGATGAATTAAGAAACGTATCCCCAAAGCGAACTGGAAAGTACAGGAAAGGCTGGAGATCCAGAACGGAAAAGAATAACGGATACGCGAGCAGCGTCATATACAACGGAACAGCCCCACAATTAACACACTTACTAGAAAGACCACATCTGGACAGAACCGGAACCAGAACAATAGTTCCGAAATCATCCGGACACATTTCTGGCGTGGAGCAATTGCTAATCAAAGAATTCGAACAAGACGTAGTAAACATTATAAAGAACGGAGGATAAGAATGACACATCAACAAATTTATAATTTATTGAAGACGCTAGACGTTCCAGTAGCATACGACCACTTCGAAAGCAACAAAGACATAGCGCCACCGTTTATAGCCTACAGGGAAACAAGCCCAGAAACATTCAAAGCAGATGATAAAACTTTTTACAGACCATATAACTTTGAAATAGAACTGGTTACAGAAAAAAAAGAGATTGCAATCGAGAAAGACATCGAGGACTTACTAACAGAAAACAACATCCCGTACGACATCAGTGGAGAAGTATGGGATGAAGACGAAAAAATCTATCATAATTTTTATGAAATTTAATAGGAGGTAAAAAATGGCAAACAAAGTAAAATTCGGACTTAGCAACGTACACATTGCTAAAGTTACATACGACGGAACAGCATACACATACGGAACACCTTTCGAGTTAAAGGGAGCTGTAAATTTAACATTAGATCCAGAGGGAGAAAGCGCTGACTTCTTCGCAGACAATACAAAATACTTCACAGCGTCAACAAACCAAGGATACAGTGGAAGCTTGGAAATAGCATTAATCAATGACACATTCAGAACAGAAATCCTAGGAGAAACAACTGATACAAAAGGCGCATTCGTAGAAACAAAGGATGACACAATATCAGACTTCGCGCTAGGATTCCAAATAGATGGCGACAGCGCAAACAGAAGATTCTGGATCTACAACGTATCAGCTGCTAGACCATCTACAAGTTCACAAACAATAGAAAACTCAAAAGAACCAGTAACTGACACATTAAACATCACAGCAACTGCAAGATTAACAGACGGAGCAGTAAAAGTATTCATGGAAAAAACAGCAACAAACGAAACAGAATACAACGGATTTTTTACAGAAGTTTACGAAGCACAATAAAAAACCCTACCCTTTATGGGTAGTACAAAGGCTACATCCAGAAAGATGAGCCTTTCTAGTATTCATAAAGAAAGGAGAATAACATGGCTAAAAACATAAAGGGAATTACAATCGAGATAGGTGGAAACGCCACAGGACTAGAGAACGCACTAAAAGACGTAAACAAGATAGTTTATTCAACAAACAGCGAACTAAAGAATTTAAATCAGGCGTTGAAACTTGATCCAAAGAACACCGAACTACTAGCCCAGAAGCAAGACGTGCTACGAAAGAACATCGCAGCAACGACAGAAAGACTGGAAACATTAAAAGAAGCCCAAAGACAAATGGGCGACTACAATTCCCTAACAGAAGAACAAAAAGAAAAATACAGAGCGCTAAGCGTTGAAATCGCCAAAAGTGAAAACGCCCTAAAGGGAATGAGTAAAGAACTAAGAGCTACATCCGGAATCAACATGGAAAAATTAAAAGACACGCTAAAGAAAGTCGGAGAAGTAGCTGCAGACGTAGCCAAGAAGATGGCTAAAGTAACAGCAGCCATAGGTGGAGCCTTAGCAGGATTAGTAACAGCCGGCGTAAAATCATACGCAGACATGGAACAAAATCTAGGAGGAGTAGAAACCTTATTCGGAAAGAGCGCCGATAAAGTAGTCAAGAACGCGCAGAACGCATACAAGACAGCCGGCGTATCAGCAAACGAATACATGGCTGGAGTAACATCATTCAGCGCCAGCTTGCTACAATCCCTAGGAGGAGATACAGAAAAAGCAGCTGACGTAGCAGACATGGCATTCAGGGACATGTCAGACAACGCGAACAAATTCGGAACAGACATGGGTGCAATACAAAACGCATATCAGGGATTCGCAAAACAGAACTATACCATGCTAGATAATCTGAAGCTTGGATACGGAGGCACGAAGACTGAAATGCAAAGATTGCTATCAGACGCCCAAAAGATAACCGGAGTAAAATACGACATCAAAAATTTAAATGACGTATATGAAGCAATTCACGTAATACAAAAACAAATGGACATCAGTGGATACAGCACAGACCAGCTAAAAGAAAAAATAAAAAACATGACACTTACAGAAGAGGAAATCCAGAAAGTAGCAAAAGACACAGGAAAGACCTACGATGAAGTTTACAATCAAATGAAAAACGGAACGCTATCAGTTCAAGACGCGCAGGTTTTACTAGGAACAACAGCAAAAGAAGCAGCAGGAACAATATCAGGATCAATAGGTTCAATGAAAGCTGCATTCGATAATTTCCTAAACGGAAGTGGAAGCCCAGAACAACTAGCAGAAACAATGACATGGGTTTTTAATAACGTTACAAAAGCAATCACACAGCTAGCGCCAAGTATCCTAACTGGAATAGTTCAATTAATCCAGACATTAGTTCCACAAATCGGGCAGTTATTACTAACGATGATCCCACAATTGCTAACAGCAATCACGAACATGATAAACGCATTGCTTCAGATGGTAACATCAAACACAGACGCAATCGCGAACGCAGTATCACAAATAATAAATTCAATCGTTTTATTCGTGACAACTAATCTTCCAACAATCATAGAATTAGGATTGCAATTGATAATCGCGCTAGCCAAAGGAATAGCAGAATCAATTCCTGAATTAATCCCAGCAATCGTAGAATGCATAAAAACAATTTGCGACGTTTTAATTGAGAACCTGCCATTAATCATACAGGTAGCCGTAGAATTAATAATTGCGTTAATCGAGGGACTAACAGAAGCGCTTCCAATGCTAGCAGAATACATCCCACAAATCGTAACTTCGATTGTTTCTACTTTGATACAAAATCTACCAATGCTACTAAAGGCAGCGCTACAATTAATAATCGCATTAGGAAAATACCTAATAGTTTACATCCCAACATTACTAACATACATACCGAAACTAATCATAGCAATCGTAAAAGGAATAATCGATGGCGTCCCAAAAATGATATCAGCAGCTAAGAGTTTAATATCAGGATTAGTAAAAGGAATCGGAGAAAAGATAGCGAGCGTAAAAGAAGCAGCCCAAAAGATCGTAGACAAGATAAAAGATACATTCACAAAGATACCAGAGAAAGCCAAGAAGTGGGGAAAAGACATGATCGATGGTTTGAAACAGGGAATCAAAGACAAGATAGCTGCAGTAGGAGATGCCGTAAAAGGCGTAGCCGACAAGATCAAAAGTCTGCTTCACTTTTCAAAACCAGACGAGGGACCACTAAGAGAATACGAAAAATGGATGCCTGATTTCATGAAAGGACTAGCCAAAGGAATAGACAAATATTCATACTTGGTAGTAGACGCCACAGACAGCCTAGCAGCAGACATCCAGAAGACGTTCGGAATCAACGCATTAGTAGGAAAAGTCGGAAACGCAATGACAGGATTAAATGCAGGAATACAATCCTCAATAAATCCGACAATCAATCCAAGCGTAACATACGAAGAGAACTACAACATGATGGCAGCAGCAATGAAAGAAGCCCTAAGCGACATGGACATCGTAATGGATGACGACAAAGTAGGCAAATTCGTAATCAAAACAATAACAGACGAAATCTATACATAGGAGGTGTAAAATGAGAAACTACGTTATAATCAATAACACAAATTCACTAACAAAAGCAGGACTAGCAATCAAAGAACTTCCACCAATCAGCAAGCCAGCCATGAGAACAATAACAGAAGACATCAATGGCAGGGATGGAGATCTAATCACAAAACTAGGATACGCAGCATACGACAAGACGTTCGAAATTGGATTATTCGGAGCGTACGACATAGACGAAATAATTTCGTTTTTTAATCAGGAGGGAAAGATAACATTTTCAAATGAACCTGATAAATTTTATAACTTCCAGACTTTAAATCAAATAGATTACAACAGCCTGATAAAATTCAAAACAGCTTCAGTAACAATCCACTGCCAACCATTCAAATACGAACTAGGAGAAACAGCCCAGACATTAACAGCAGGAGATAACACAGTACGAAACAAAGGCAACATCTATTCAAAACCAATAATAACAATTGAGGGATCAGACGAGATAAGCGTAAGCCTAAACGGATCCCAATCATTCAGCATAGACCTAAGCGAAACAGACAAGATAGAAATCGACATAGAAAAGCTAGAGGCATACGATCCAGATACAGGAGAATTACTAAACAGGCTGGTTACAGGCGACTACGACGATTTTAAATTACCAGCAGGAAATAACACAATCAACCTAAGTGGATCAATAACAGAAGCCAGTATCAAAAACATTAGTAGGTGGTTATAATGATAAAATTATTTGGAGCCACAGACAGAACCTATTCCAGCAACGGGGACTTAGTAATCAAATGCCTAAGCGCAACAATCAGGAAAGAAGATAACGGTGCTTTTTATTTAGATATAGAAACGCCGTTATTTTATAACGACATAGATTATAATCAGTTTTTAGTATCAGGAAACATCCTAGTAGCTAATACGCCACAGGGCGACCAAGCGTTTAGAATATCAAACATAGAAAAGACAAAAACAAAAATCAAGATCAAAGCGAATCACGTCTTCTATGACAGCCTTAATTATCTAATCGAAGACAGCTACGTGGTAGATAAGAATTGCAATGACGCACTAGACCACCTAAACAATGCAACAAGTGATACAAGCCCGTTCAATACAATATCAGACGTGGCAAACATCGCAAGCTTCAGGTGCGTAAGAAAATCTTTATACGAAGCAATCAAGACAGTAACAGAAAGATGGGGAGGACATCTATACAGAAACAACTGGACAATTGGAATCTTCGAGGAGATAGGACAGGACAACGGCGTAGTAGTTAGATACGCAAAGAACCTAAAGGAAATCACAGCCACATACAACTGGGATGAAGTCGTTACGAAATTAATGCCAGTAGGAAAAGACGGGTTACTTTTAAATGCCGAAGATCCAGACGCCAGTGTTTACGTTGAATCAACAATTCAATACGACATCCCATTTACAAAGACGGTATCATTCGAGCAGGACATAGAACAAGAGGACTATCATGATGAAGACGGCAATCCAGACGAAGCAGCATACATGGCAGCATTACTGGAGGACTTAGAAAACCAAGCCAACAGCTACGTATTCACACACAGCACGCCAAGTGTTAATTACACGCTATCTGCTAATTTGGAAAAAATAAGCGACATCGGAGATACAATCCACGTTCAAGACGAGAACCTAGGAATTGATTTATTAACGAACGTAATCGCATACACATACGACTGTCAGCTAGAAAAATACACACAAATAGAATTCGGAAACTTTACACCAGAGCTAGGCGACTTATTATCAAACATTACAGCAACAACAGAAACAGCAATCCAAGAAGCAACATCCACAATTCAAGTGACGCTTAATAACGAATTAGAACAGGCGACAGATCAAATCTGGAACGCACTAAGCGATTCATACGTAATCTACGACGGAGATAAAATCCTGATCGTAGACACACTACCAAAAGAAGACGCGACAAACGTAATCATGATAAACAACGGAGGGATTGGATTCAGCAATTCCGGAATTAACGGAACATTCAACAGCGCGTGGACAATCGACAACGTACTAAACATGAGCCAGATAAACGTAATCAATCTAACAGCAGACCTAATCAAAGGGGGAACTTTGAAACTTGGATCAAATCTAAATCAGAACGGACAGCTAGAGGTATACGACGAAACAAACACGTTAATAGCAGAACTAAACAAGAACGGACTAAAGATGTACGGCGTAGACGGATCCTACATCTTAATGAATAACACGGTAGGATTTGCAGGATACGATAAAAACAACAACCAGATTTACTGGGTATCAAAAGACGAGTTTCACATGAAAAAATCCGTAATCGAACAAGAGATTACACTTTGCAATAAGATGAGATTTATTCCGATAGAAATCTACAACGGCGACACTTTAGTAAATGACGGGATCGGATTAGTTTCGGTATTTGGAGGTGACAACTAGTGGCAACATTAACAACAAGCTGGAAATCATACGCAAGCGCCAGCTACAGTACAGGAGTAGCAACAATCACTTTTTATTTAGAAGCGAAGTATTCAAGCCAAAGCATAGCGAATAATACAACGAACGTACAAACAAGACTAAGAAGTGCTTACACCAAAGGAAGCAGCATAGCCGGAGCAGGATACAAATTCACATGTACCTACGCCAGCACCGTAAGTGGATCAGGATCATGGACATTTGAAAACGAAGTAATTACATCAGGAAGTAAGACAGTAACACATAAGACAGACGGAACACAAACGGTATCATTAAACGCAACAGCATACAACAAATACTGGAACTTTAATAAATCGATGAGCGCAACGGTAACGCTACCTTCGATACCAAGAAAAGCAACAGTAACAGCAGCCCCTAATTTTACAGATGAAGACAATCCAAAAATAAGTTATTCAAATCCAGCAGGAAACAACGTAACAACTTTACAAGCAAGCATTTACATGCCAGACGCACTAACAGCACTAGCATATTATAGAGATATACCAAAAACAGGAACAAGCTACACTTTTAATTTAACAGAAGAGGAAAGACAAAGGCTAAGATTAAATTGTTTGAATTCAAAATCAACAACCGTAAGATTTTACGTAAGAACGGTGCTAGGAGGAACGAACTATACAAGCTACTTAGCAAGAACGCTAACCATAGCAAATGCGAATCCAACATTCGCAGCAGCATATCTGGACACAAATCCAGATACAATAGCAATCACAGGAAACAACCAGCAAATAATAAGAAACCAATCAACGCTGCAAATTGACATCACAAATGCAGAAGCAAAAAAAGACGCAACGCTTCAGAGTTTATCAGTTAACATCAACGGGAACATTTACACAGGAACAATATCAGGAACAACAGGAACAATAAACGTAGGAACGATAGACGTAAGTGGAAACATCACAGCCACAGTAACACTGACAGACAGCAGAGGGAATTCAACATCCCAAGACTTACCACTTGAAGTATTAGACTGGACACTTCCAACAGCAAACATCACACTAGAAAGACAAAACAACTTCTACAGCGAAACAGACATCACGGTAGACGCGAACTATTCCAGCTTAGACGGAAATAATACAATCGACATAAAAGTAAGGACAAAGAAGACAACAGATTCGACATACGGATCATACACCAGCCTAAGCGACAACGTAACAACGACACTAACGCTGGACAATTTATACGAGTGGGACGTTCAAGTTTTAATCACAGACAGACTAGGAAGTACGACTTACAATCTAACAGTAGGAAAAGGAATGCCGATTATTTATTTTGATAGATTGAAAAGATCAGTAGGCGTTGATTGCTTCCCAGAACAAACAGAAAGCATAGAATTGTCAGGAAAAAAAGTCCTAACAAAATCTGACATTTTAGATTTAATTTATCCTGTGGGTTCGATTTATATCAGCGTAAATCAAACAAGCCCAGATACATTATTCGGAGGAGCATGGGAAAGAATGCCAACAGGGCGTGTGTTAGTCGCAGCCGGAGGAGGAATCAACCCTACCATTACAACCAACACATACACAGGTAGAGGTACATATACAGGAGCAACAACTTCATTCCCTGTAGGAGAAACAGGAGGTGAAGCTGATCATACATTATCAGTTGCAGAAATGCCTAAACACGACCACGATATTTATACAAAAACTAATTGCGCAAGTGGTAGTGCAAGATGGGGAGTTGCAAGTGAAAACGACCACGACGCTCAAAGAGCAGCACCAATACTTGATAAAGGTAGTGGAGCAGCACATAATAATGTACAACCATACTACGCAGTATACATGTGGAAAAGAACAGCATAAAAAAGAGGGGGAAAAATGACATCACTTTTACATTTCATAAAAGATTACTGGATCCAGATCGTATTCTTAGTCGGGGTGCTTTTAGGATTTTACAAAATGGCACTAGCGCTAATCGAGGGCGTCAAATGTTCGCTACGAAACGACATCCTACAGATATACGACAGCTGCAAAGACAAGAGGGAAATCCACAAATACGACCTAGAAGCAATAGAACTATCAAGCCAACTTTATTATAAGCTAAAGGGGAACTCGTTCGTTCAGGACATCGTAAAAGAAGTAAAGACTTTTAAAATAATCTAGGAGGAGAAACATGAGTAAAAATTTTAAATTATGGTTAAAATGCGCAGGGATAAGAGCAGCGAAAACTTTCTGCCAATGCTGCGTATCTTTAATACCGGCAGACATCATGATAACAGAAATAGATTACAAGCTGGTTTTATTAACAGCACTAAACGCAGCGCTGCTAAGTTTCCTAACAAGCGTAGCAGGACTACCAGAAGTAGAAGAAAAAAAGAAAAGAGGTAATCAAGAATGACATACAAAGAATTCAAGAAAAAATACAACGGCAAATACACAGACTACGACGGCTACTACGGATACCAATGCTGGGATTTAGCACAACGCTACTTCACGGAGGTTTTAAAATTACCAGCAAGCGTGCTATCAGGCTGTGGATTGGTAAGCAACATGCTAAAGGAACCAAAGATCAAATTGATGAGGAAATACTTCGACGAGGTAAAGACACCAAAGCAGGGCGACGTAGCAATCTGGGAAACATTCCCACACATTGCGATATTCGACCACAACAAGAATTACTACTTCTCACAAAATCCGAATCCATGCCGAGTAATCCAGATCAACAGGGGTGGGGTTCATTACTTCAGAAGAAAGAGAACAGGCAAAAAAGAGAAAGTAGATCAAATCCTACACGTAGGAAGTAAAGTTCAATTTGATGGAATTTTCAAAGTCGACATCTTAAAAGTTCCACTAGGGACTAATTTATTCGGATCCGTTACATTAACAGGATGCCCAGTAAAAGATTACAAGAACGGGAAAGCAAAATCATACGACTGGATAAAAGCTAACGATTTTATAGAATGCGACAAGAAAGGAAACAAAACAAAAGACCAAATCCTAACAGGAGGGAAAAGTTACGTAAAGAACAACAAGACGTACGAAGTAAAATCAATCACAAGCGACAGCGCAATGATCCACATATCAGGATACGATAGCCTAATCAAAGCCAAATATCTAAAAGAGGTATAAAAGACGGGAGAAATCCCGTTCTTTTTTTTTGAAAAAAATTACAAATTAGTATTGACAATATGGTTAATATGATTTATAATCTAAGTACAATAAAAAAAGAAAGAGGAGATTAAAAAATGGAAGAACTAAAAATAATGATAGGAGCAATTGAAGACCAAAAAGGATTTATACTAGAACACATCGACGACATATACGAAATGCTAGATAAAGAAGAGATAGCAGAAGACTACAAAGAACAATACAAAAACGAAATCAGGGAATGCAATCAAACAATAAGAGGATTAAACGAAAAGCAAAACACACTAAGAGAAGCAATCAAGATCCTAGATGGGGAGGAATAAAAATGATAGAATTACTAAACAAAAAAAGAGAACTAGCAGACAAGATAATAATCGAAGAGGAATGGCTAGACATCGAAACAATTCAAAAGAACGCATACGAAATAATCATAAAGAATTGGAGAACAGGAAGAGAGATAAAACTAAAACCATACGACACAGAGAAAGACATCAGAGCAATAATAGAAAACTCATATAAATAGGAGGATCAAAAAATGGAAAAATTAATGAGAAGCCAAATGATGGAATTAATAGACAATTGGAGCAAAGCAGGGTTCGAAGAGGGACACTACAAAAAGCCAGAATGGGGGCTTGGAGTATTCCACCAGAGATATGCCTCAGGAAACCTAGAGGGCTGGGGTGGAGAATTAGACGATTTTATAATTAGAGGATTCGACATGGGATCAGCACCACAGGAAGAAGCACTACAGGAACTAAATGGAATCTTAAATCCAGTAGGATACGAAGCAAGCTACATGATAGAAAACACAGTACACCAAGACATAAGAATAAGGGAGATGAAATAAAATGAACGAAATCAGAAACGAATTACTAACAATTCTAAGCCTAATCAAAAACGGAGAAAAAGATAAAAATTACAATCTTAATTATTTACTAGAAAGATTCGAATACGACATCAAAGACCAGCTAGAGGAAACTCAAAGAAAAGAACAAGAACTACTTGATAATTTAGGAACATTACAATACGTAAAAAAAGAATTAGGAATGGAGGAAAAATAAAATGATGATAACAATAGAAGCACACAGAACAGGATACAGCCCAGACCAATGTGGGTACACAGTAACAGCTGGAGATTTGATAGACATCCTAAGCCAATACGACGAGGGAACACCAATCTACATAAGCAACGACAACGGCTACACTTACGGAGCAATTCATACATACGACATAGACGAAATTAATCCAGAAGACGAGGAGGAGGAAACAGAATGAAATTAGTAAAACAAAAATACTTCACAGCAACAGGAGAAGCCAAAGTAAACTGCTACAAGATCACAGTAGCGAAGCAGCTGCTAGAGGAATCCGGAATAAAAGAAGACGACGACCTAGAGATGATAGCAGAGAAAGGAAAGATCATAATCAAAAAGAAAGCTGGAGATTAATCCAGCTTTTATAAATAATTTATTCGAAAGATATCAACAAAGGAATCGACATCACATCCATAGACGTCAAGAAACGCCCTCTGGGCTTTCTTTTTTAGTTCCAAGTCTAAACCCCTATGGGAATGGACAAACGAGTGGCAGCGCTCACAAAGAGGTACAACGCAGCCGTACTTCATAGAATTAATTCGGTTATTCCCGAAAAAGACTTCGTGCAGATGATCCCGACAGCGACCACAGACAAAACAAACATCCAGATCAGAAGTCAAGATAGAATAGCGATCATTTTCTAGTTTTTTTATTTTATTTGATTTAACTTTCATAAATACTCCTTTTTTATTTTTTGATAGATAATTTGCAAGAATTGTGATATAATACAGCGCTACCAAAGGGGGTGGGGCAGAATGATACAGGTAACATACCAGAAGAGAAACGGCGACATAATACAAAGGATCAGAAACACCGTAGTACCTTACAGGATCGGAGAAACGACATCAATGGGCTGGAAAGTAATCAACATCCAGATCAAATACAATAACAAACTTTATTCACAATTAGAATACCACAAAATAGTCCAAAAAAGAAAATCAAGATACATCAGGAAGCAGCAAATAAAAAAAGCGTTCCTAAAAGAAACGCGATCCTTATTTTATTTTTTGATATCAGTTACAATCCTTTATTTTATAAGAATAAGGATAGGATTTTAATCAACAGCTGAATTACAAAAGAAACACCCAAAAGCAACAAAAATAAATCGTTGACAATCGCAAGACGTAAACTAAATAAAAAAATTGCAATTATTGATTGACTTACAGAACAGCCATAGTATAATGGTAAGTGTAAGAGGAACAATAAAAAACTTAATCGCGTCTTGAGAAATTAACATAATATCAAAACCCAGAACTCAAGACAAAAAAACGTCTTGAGTTTTTTAATTGATCCAGAAAGGAGAAGAGATGAAAAAGATAAAATATCCTGAGCTAATCGGGGAGATGGCAAAGCACGGAGAAAACCAGAAAGCACTAGCAAAAATTCTGGGAACCACAACAGCTTCGATAAGCAGAAGACTATCAGGAAAAACACCGTGGACAATCGGCGAGATTGATATTCTTTGCAAACATTACAGCAGGAACTACCACGAACTATTCAGAACAAACGAAGCGTAATCATTTAATAAAAAAAGAAGAGGAGGATCTAAAATGAAAAAAATAAAAATGATAGGAAGAATCACAGAATTAATCTTCGGAGCAGCATGCATAGGGTTTTTAATTTACGAATTCGTATTCTTTACACTTGCGCCTTTTTACAACGGAGGACAACTACCAAGCCTAACATACACAGGCTGTGGAATTAATTTATTAGTAATAAGTTATTTAATCCAGCTAGAATACGCAATCAGGGAAAGCTAGGAGAAACATCATGGCACAAAAAAGAATGTTTAATAAATCAATCACGAACGACGACAATTTTCTAGACATGCCAATGTCAAGCCAAGTTTTATACTTCCATTTATCAATGAACGCAGACGACGACGGGTTCGTAAACAACTGGAAATCAATCATGAGAATAACAGGAACAAAAGACGACGACCTAAAAGTTCTGATAGCAAAGAATTACATCATCCCGTTTGACAGTGGCGTAATTGTTATAAAACATTGGAGATTAAATAACTACCTACAAAAAGACAGAATCATACCGACACAATACCAAGAGGAACTAAAGCAACTCCAGCTAAACAAGAACAACGTATACGAAATGGATACAAACCGTATACACAGTATAGATAAGAATAGAATAGTAAAGAATAGATTAGTAGAGAATAGAGAAGAAACATCCAGAACCAAAAAGCCAACGCTAGAAGAGGTAAAAGAATACAGCAACCAAAGAGGAAACAAGATCGACTATCGTAAATTTTATGATTACTACGAAGCAAACAACTGGACAGACAGCAAAGGAAATAAAGTAAAGAGCTGGAAACAAAAGATGATTACATGGGAAAGCCACCAGCCAAAGAAAGAAACATCATACACAATAAAGACACCTGACTGGTTCGACAAGACAATAGAAACATCAAAAACAACATCAGAAGAGCAGCAGGAACTAGAAAACATCCTAAAAGAGATAGGAGGGTAGCATGGATACAGAAGACATAAAAATCGATTTAAGAGAATGCAACAAATGGATCAGGAAGAGATTTCCTAAAAAAGACTTGATAACAATCGACGAACTAATCGGAGATTACGAAGACCTAATAAGTGAGGTAGACCACCTAGAAGAGGAAATCCGAGATTTGAAACAAGACATGGAGGAAAACTACAGACCACTTCCACCGGATCCAGATCCATACGAAAGATGGTAAAAGAAAGACTATCACTTCCAAAAATGCAGAAGTACCAAAACGAACTAAGCCAGCATACATACACCTGCAGCTGTGGACATCGAGTAGTAATCCTACCAAAAGCAGAAAAGATAATCTGCAGCTGGTGCAATCGTTACGTTTTTAAATCAAAGGAAGAGGAATTCAAATACAGGATCAAAGAAAAAATGAGGAGGATAAAATGAAAGAAAAAATCTACGAACACTTAAAAACAAAAAAGAAGTACAACACGCTAGAACTTAAATACGACGTAAAATGCGAAGAGCTAGAAAGAAAGATCCTAGAATTAAATACAGAAAAGAGAATCAGGATCAAACAGCAAGACATATTCAACGAACGACTTCAGGAGCTGCTAGAAAGCAACATCAAATTAAAAGAAGAAAATACAAAACTAAAAAAAGAGATCAGGGAGAAAAAGAAAAATGACAGATGATGACATTCTAAAAGCAGAAACGCTAATGAGCCAAGACGGAGTTAAATTCATACCAATAGCAGAGATAAAGAACATCAAGTTCGAATCAACCGAAGAGGTTCCAGAATGGGCAAAGATAGACATCACGAAACCAGCTAGCATAGAAGTGCAAATTCACGCAAAGAAAAACGGATCATTATTAGAAAAAAGCCTTTACTATCAAAAAAGCAAAAAAAGACGAATCAGAAAAAAGTGGAGCATAGAAAAAATTCTAAAAATAGGAGGACTAAAAAAATGATGAACAATTACGAAGAGGTAATCAACAGCACAGAAACATACAAAGAGATAGCAAAGCAACTAAAAAAGCAAAAAGACGTAATAATCGGATGGACAGACGAAAGGTTCGACCACAGGGACTTATATTTCTCATTAGGAAACACGATCAAGTACGGGACAATTCAAAGAGGAATCAAACCAACAGACCTATTCGTTGGAATCATAGACTGGAGCTTTTACGGATTTAAAACAGAAGACACAAAACACCCCAGTTACATACTAGAGAAGCTAAGACTAACAGATAACGAAACAAACATAAAAATAGCAGAATTAATCAACGGAATAATTTCGGAGTTATAGGAGGGCTAAAAAATGAAAGAAGAAAACCAAGCAATAATAAAAGCCTTAAATATGTATGGCAGGGTTCCTAAAACATGGGAATTATTAGAAGAAATAGAAAGACTAAATACCAAAGAAGAACAACTCATAAGAAGATTAGAAGATTTAATAATTGTTGGAGAACAAGTAGAAAATGAATGGGCAATAGATATTTGTAAAATGATTATTGAAGAACTAAAAGGAAGTGATAAAGAGTGATAGAAGATAAAATAAAATATAATGACTACTGGGAAAGAGTACAAGAACAAGACAAAGAAATAGAAAGACTAAATAATATCATTAAAGAAGTAAGAGAATACATAAATGATTGGAATATGAACTGGTATGCAACAGGAAGTGAAGAAGACCACCAAAGATTAAACGAATTAATAGACCATTTAAAAATATTAGATAAGGGAGATCAAGAATGAAGAGTACAATCAAAAAAAGAACAGAGGGCTACGGCTACAAATACACAGAACTAGCAGACATCAATAAATACTGCGAAGCAAACGACATCAGATACTACCAAGAAACAGAAACATGCGAAATAAACGGCAAAGATTACATAATAACGTTTTTAATCCAGAACGGGGAAATAACAAGACACAGAGGCTGCCAAGTAGTAGACGCCGTTCTTCAGGGAATCAAAAATCCAGTTCAGGAATACGGCAGCAGCATAACATACTGCAGAAGATACAGCTTGCTAATGGCGCTAGGACTTGCAACAGAAGACGACGACGCAGCAGGACTAACAAACAGGGATCCAGATCCAGAAGCAGCAAAAAGCTGGGCGTTTACATTTGGAAAGTACAAAGGGATGACAATGCAAGACGTAATCGAGATAGACAGCCAATACGTAGCATGGTACCTAAACAACAAAGCAAAGGAATACGACATCAAGTGCTATGAAATCCTAACCGGAACAAAAATCCCAACAGAAGCCGAATCCAAAGTAAGGCAGGAACTAATGGTTCGATTGAATAATTTAGTAACAGAAACAGACTGCGACTACGAAGCGTTAAAAGAACATTACAAAGTAAAATCAAATAACGAAATGACAATCAATCAACTAAAAGAAGCAATCGCAGTACTAGAAAAAAAGCTTCCTGAGAATTTAAAAGAAGCCAAATAAGAGAAAGAAAGAGGTAGAAAAAATGATAGAAAAAGACGCAATCATGAAAGAGTTCATAGACGGAACTAAAAGAATAAATATCGATTACAAGAACATACAGGAATACGACAAGCCGTTCGTAATGACACTAGAAGTAGACGGCAAAAGAAAGCTAGACGTCTGGAAAGTAAGAAACGGACAAGACGCTTACAACATCAGGAAGAGATACAAAAGAATAAGCAGACGAACATCATACAAAGACTTTTACAAAACAATCAAAGACTTAGTAGATGAGAAAGGAAAAGACAATCTACAATTCAAGCCAAGAATCAGAGGAAAGAACCAGAAAGAAAAAATCAAACAATACAACTTCGACGACATCAACAGGGATCTAATGGCAGAAAGAAACAAATCCAGCATTCAAATAACAGATCAAAGAATAGTCGAAACTTTAAAATTTATAGCAGAACTAAATAACAAAACACCAGAGGGAATAGCAACAGGAATCCTAACAGCCCACCTAAAGACAATCATAGAGGAGGGAAGTCAATGGTAATTTATTTTAAATATCAAGACTTCACGCTGGAGGAAATCGACACGTACACACATACAGACTTCGAATGCAACGGAGATAAAAAAGAGATTAAAGTTACAATCCATAAAAAAGAGGAGGAAAAAAATAATGAATAAAAATAGCATGGATAAAATAAAAAAATTAATTGATAAAGAAAGCAAAGGGGAAGCAATAATCTTCATGTCAGAAGCAGGAGCATACGTAAACGGAAACGCCGTAGATTTAGTATCATTATTTACAATGCTAACAGGAAGCCTACACAAAAACGGAGTTCCAAAAAGCATACTAGACACAGCATACGAACTAGCATTCAAAGAGGGAGAAGAACTTCTAGACGAGCTAATGAAAAGACTGGATGAAGCAATGGCAGAACTTAAATCAGCAGTAGAGGGGGAGAAAAAATGAAATTCGAATCAGAATACATAACAATGGTATTCGTCAGTACTTTCGATAACAAAAAGATTTACAACATCGGGCTATCAAAGAAAAATCAAGACGGAGGATACGACAACGGATACATTCAAGCCAGATTCAGAAAGGGAGTAGAACTAGAAAACAAAACCAAAATCAAAGTAAAGGATAGCTGGCTAAGTTTCAACAGAAACGAAAAAAAGACATTCCCGTTCGTTTTTATAAATGAATTCGAAAAACTAGCAGAAGCAAAACCAGAAGAACCGGATCCATTCAAACAAATGGGGGAAAGTATCAGAACAGAAGCAAACTTCGAACAAATCGAAATCCAAGATGACGACCTTCCATTTTAGGAGGGTCGCATGACAGAGGAGAAAAGAAAGTGCTACAGCTGCAACGAAACAAAACCACTAACGCCAGAATTCTGGGCGTGGAAAGATAAAACACACAGCAGCTTCAGAACCAAGTGCAGGAAATGCACGAACTACGATTCAAAAATCAGCCACAGAATAAACAGAACTAAAACAAAAGAAGATCCGGAGGAAACCATGGAAAAAATAAACGAAAGGCTATATCAAGCCAATATCGACTTAGTAGACAAAAACAGATTACTAGAAGAGGACAAGACAATTCTTAAAAAAAGAATCAAAGACGCAATCGACATCCTGAACGACAATACAATAGAAGCAGAAAGAGCATGCAGAATATCAATCGACATCCTGAAAGGGAGGTACGTAAAAAATGATTGATCTTTATAACGAAATGCAGAAAAAAATAAAAGAGTTAAACATTTCAATCAAGAAGCTACGAGAAACCGGAACAGAATATGCAGAAGCCGAAAGAGATTACAAGATTACACTAAGACAGGAAGCCCTAAAATTAAGAGCCGAGAAAGGAATGCCTGTGACTTTAATCCAGCAAGTGGTATACGGCGTACCAGAAGTAGCAGCGAAAAGATTTCAAAGGGATGTAAAAGAAGCAATCTATCAAGCCAATCAAGAGGCGATCAATTCAACAAAGTTACAAATCAGAATCATAGAAAGCCAGCTAAATAGGGAGTGGACTAGCAACAAATGAAATGCAGCTGCTGCAAAAGAGAAACATCTGAAGAGTTTACATCAGATAAATTCAAGAGGGTATGCAAGAGGTGCCTAGCAGCCGAAATTTATAAAGAAAGGAAAAGGATAAAAAGAAAATATCGTAAGGAATTAAAAAATGGAGGAAATCGACTACAAAGTTTGTAAGGCAATAAAACTTTACAACGAAAGAACAAAAGAAGATCCAGAAATCAGAAACATAGCAAACATAATAAATTATTCCAAAGAAGCAACAAGATACCACCTGAAGAAACTAATCCAGCTAGGAATAATAGAAAAACATCCAGACAAAACATACAAACTAAAAGTAACAAATCTAAAATAGGAGAACGAAATGGCAATCACAAAAATAATAATTTTAATATCAATCATACTACTGGTAATTTTAATTGAGGAGGTAACATGGAAATAATCAAGACATTACTAGTCTACAGTGGAATAGCAATCACGGCAACAATCGCAATCTTAACAACTGAATCATTAATCAGGACAATAATAAATATCTTTAAGGGGAAATAGGATGAAGCAGAGGAGGAAAGATGACCGAAAAAGAACTAAGCAAATACTACTGGCTGAAAAGAGAAGTTAAAAATCTAGAGGAAAGGCTGGAGGAATTCGGATCCGGACTAAAAGCCATGAACATAGAATCCGAAACAGGATCAAGTAGCGTTCACACATCCATACAACAAAGAAGAGCAGAACTGGTGGAAAGATTAATCAATGCCAGATTGACAGCCCTAGAAGAGTACATCAAAATCGAAAGCTACATAGAAAAAGTAGAAGACAGCGAGATAAGACAAATAATGAGATATCGATTTCTAGATCTTTACGGGTGGTACAAGATTGGAGATTTAATGAACTACGACAGGACAACCTGCAGCAAGAAACTAAGAGCTTACATCAAGAATTCCCACAATTCCCATTCAGAAGTGATATAGTGGTATTATAAGAAAAAAGAAGCAACCGGAACGTTGCTTTTTTTATTGCTTATAACCAAAGGAACTAGAAAAAAAGATCCGGAGTTTTATAGGCAGCAACAGACAGGACTAATCACAAACTCCTTTCTGTTGGTGCCCATAAGGCACCGATTGCATCCTATCATTTTTTTTAGATCACCTTTGAGTGCTACCTTATAGGTAGCATTAGAGTAGATATATCCACAAATGTAAACATCTATATCTATTCTAATGGTGCTTATAAAAGCACTAAAAGGATTTTACTATTCCTTTTAAGCATAAATCATCGGTGCTACCTTTATAGGTAGCATAGGGAAGAAAGACGAACGATAACCAAAGCAGCAATAATAACCAGAAGCAGCAATTATTCTTTTTTACTTTTCAATAAAAAAACATAATTAACACCCCAAAACTTTTTATTCTTTCTTTCCTATGGTGCTTACAAAGAGCAGCAACAAAAGATAAAAATGGGAAGGACAGCCGACAGGTGGGAATGGGTGTCTTTTATTTCGGCTTATTACGAGCTATGGGGTTATTCAAGACACAAAAGAAAAATCAGAGGAGGAAATAAAAATGAAGAAAATCGTAACCATTGGAGGAAAAGAGTATTCCATGAAATCCAGCGCATGGACACAATTCAAATACAAGAACGACACAGGCAGAAAGCTACTTCAGGACATCCAATCAATAACAAAACTAGCAAATATCAAAGAAGCAGAAGTCCTAGGCGAAATGGATGACATGATCGAGATCTTACTACGAATAGCATACACAATGATAGAAGAGGCAGATCCAAGCCAAGTAGAAAACTACGAGAAGTTTCTAAAAGACGCAGACGGAATCTTTGAAGATCAACAATGGATAATGGATGTGATAACACTTGCGACATCGCCCATATCAAGGGGAATACAAACAGATATCCAAGAAAAGTAATTCAGGAGAAGCTGACGAATACGAAGTCATGGCGCTAGCAAAACGACTAGGAATAACAAACGAGGAAATGAAAGAGATGACATTCGTAAGTTTAATGAACATCTTAATCAGCAGCATAGACGACAGCGACGGAACACAGCAAGCTACACAAAGCGACATCGACAGATTATTCGGGTAGAAAGAAAGCCCCAGAAAAACAGAAGCAGAGGAGGAAAGCAAATGAAAGTACGATGCATTAAAGCATTCTCTAACAAAAAGAAATCAAGAAAAGTAGGAGATGAGTGGAACGCAACAAAAGAAGAGTGCGCATTACTAACAAGCCAACATCTATGCGTAGTGGTTAGAGAAGAGCCAAAGAAAGAAAACAAAAAGAAGCCAACAGATAAAGTAGAAAAGACAAATGAGTAACGGGATCAGGAAAGACTTCTACCAAAGCAAAGCATGGAAAGAAGTAAGAAAGAACATCTGGATTAAACAAAATCTACTTTGCAACAGGTGCTACAAACCAGTATACGTAGACGGACTAAGTCCTTACATCCCGAAAGGAAAGAGAAGAACAGGAATAGTACATCATAAAATTTATTTGAATGAATCAAACGTAACAGACGACAAGATAGCACTAG